CAGCTTCAGTGGTGGAACTGCATTCTACGAAGGACAGCGTATTAGTAAGATAACTGGAGCAACAGGATATGGTGAAATTATTAATTGGAACAAAGGAGCTTCGATGCTTACTATCAACATTTTTAGCGGAACTTTCAGCGCAGGAAGCACTGTTTACGCTCTAGGTGATACTGCTGGAAATTATCCACAGGTTACAGCTTATATTACTGGTATTACCGCAAATCCATACAGATACATGTCTTATGGGCCAAGCAAAACGCTCAAAGGCAATAACGAAGACTTTGAGGCTGAAAGATTTAGTGAAAATGTTGTTCCCTTTGATATCAAAAATCCATTTTCGGAAGGTAGCTGCTAATGTTTGGTCCTTATTATGGAGAATATTTTAGAAAATTAGTAATAGGTGTTGGTACGCTTTTTAACAACATATATGTCACGCACCCAGAAGACGGAATTGACAAGAATATAAGAGTTCCACTGACTTATGCCCCAAAGGAAAAATTTATAAGAAGATTGTTAGAAGAGTCTTCAATAAATGATAATACAAAAATAGGAATACGTTTGCCTCAACTTAGTTTTGCCATTAATCAAATTGCTGTTGACAATAATAGACGTAGAAACAGAGTTTATAAAGAAAATTACGAAACAGAGCCAGGAAAAGCAAATGTAATTTTAGTAGAGGTTCCAGTAAATGTTAATTTTAATTTATTCATTTATACAAGACATATAAATGATACACTTCAAATTGCTGAACAAATAATACCACACTTTAATCCCGAATACAATTTAAAAATAAATTATAATTTGGCACGAGAAGAAGTAATTGTTCCTCTTGTTATGTTAAATTCACTTCAACTTAATGAAAGATATGATGGAGATTTTGGAAATAGAAGATTAAATATGTCAAGTCTGGCATTTGTTGCCAAGGGTCATATTTTTGGTCCTCCACCCGGAGTAACTGGAGCAGCTACTGTAAATACTATAACAGAGTTTGATTTGAACCTAGATGTTACTGATGTACCAGATGGTGAGTAATTTATGGATGTTAACAACAATTTACAAAACTTTTTTGAAATAGAACCAGTAAAAGAAACCGAAGTAAAAGAAGAAATAACACAAGGAGTTACTGGATGTGCAATTCAAGACTATGAGTTCGCTAGAAAAAACTTGCGTGGTTTGATAGACAGTGGTTCCGAAGGATTAAAGGGGATAATGAAAGTCGCAATGGAATCAGACAGTCCAAGAGCATATGAAGTCCTTGGAAATATGATTAAAACATTAGCAGATATAAATGTAAATCTGATGGATGTCTCTGCTAAATTTGCAGAAACAAATAAGGTTACTATAAAAAATAATACTACTAATTCAATTTTTGTAGGAACAACAAAAGATTTACAAAATTTGATTAAAAAACAAAATGAAGTTGTGGAGGTAGATGTAAATGAACAATCAGAGAAGCGGCTACAGATCGAATCCGAATCTTAAAGCTCCCGGAGTAAATTTAAACTATACCCAAGAGCAGCTTGAAGATTATATGAAGTGTGCCAGAGATCCAGTACACTTTATATCACAGCATGTAAAAATTGTTACATTGAATAAGGGCTTATCTCCGTTTGAACCTTATGATTATCAAAAAAGATTCATAAGTGCTATCCATAACAATAGATTTGTAATATCTAAATTTCCTCGTCAGAGTGGAAAGTCTAGCTGTGTACTTGGTTACATAAATCATTATATTAACTTCCAATCTGATGTTAAGGTTGCAATTCTCGCCAATAAACAAAAGACGGCAACCGATTTGTTCTCTAGGCTTCAAACAGCATACGAAAATTTACCACAGTATTTGCAGCAAGGAGTTCTTGAGTGGAACAAAACTTCACTTAAGCTAGAGAATGGATCTTCAGTAGTATGCGCTGCAACTTCTGCATCCGCCATTCGTGGTGGATCTTATAATTTTTTGCTTTTAGATGAGTTTGCATATCTGCCGCAAAATATAGCAGAAGAGTTTTATGCGTCTACTTATCCTACAATTTCTTCTGGTACAACTTCTAAGATAGTTATTGTTTCTACCCCTCACGGATTGAATCACTATTACAATTTGTGGGTTAATGCCTGCAGACCGAAAGATCATCCTCTTAAAAATAAATTTGTACCAGTAGAAATAAGTTGGAGAGATGTACCTCTTTATCCGGGTGGCCCAAATAGAGATGATAACTGGAAACAAGAAACGATTGCAAATACAAGCGAAGAGCAATTTAATCAAGAATTTGAATGTTCTTTTATCGGTTCTTCAAATACTTTAATATCATCTTCAAAATTAAATGTTTTGGCACCAAACGATCCTTTGGAAAAAACAATGGAGGGGCTAAAAATTTTTGAAGAAGCTGATCCAAAAAAGACATATTTTTTGCTTGCCGATGTTTCTAGAGGAACCGGGAATGACTACTCAGCTTTTGTGGTCGTTGAAGGGTCCAAATCACCTTATAACATAGTTGCCAGTTTTCAAAACAATACAATAAGCCCATTTGCTTTTCCAACAATAATTAAAAATGTTGGGGAAAGATATAATAATGCTTACGCTTTAGTAGAGGTTAATGACGTTGGAAGTCAAGTTTCTACAATTTTGTACAATGACTTAGGTTATGAAAATTTGCTGATGACCCAAACTAAAGGTGTAAAGGGGCAAGTTTTATCTCAAGGCTTTTCCAATGGTAGATCTGAATTTGGCCTCAGAACAACCACACAGACCAAAAAAATAGGCTGTGCAGTCTTGAAAAGATTAGTAGAAGAGGACAAAATTTTACTGAATGATGACAGAATTATAAGAGAATTGATGTCATTTGTCTCAAAGGGAAGTACTTTTAAGGCAGATGATAATCAATCTGACGATTTGGTCATGTGTTTGGTATTTTTCTCTTGGTTGACCCGGCAAGAATATTTTGCAGATTTAATAGAAACTTCAAAAAATAAATATTCCCAGAATGAAACCGATGTCGAAGAAGACAATGTTTTATTCATGATGGGGGATAAGGATAAAAATAACGATATGATCCCAAAAGACGGATGGTCTGATGGGAAAGTTGTTTGGTATCCTACATGAAAAATAACTTATAAATAATAACGAGGAAAACATGGCAAATCCATTCAATGCATTCTTAGAAAATTTAAATACAGCTTCACAAACACCAATTCTGGCAGATAAGTTTACTTGCGGGTTTCAATTTAGTTTTTCTGAAAATAATGAATCAAATCCCGGAGCTACTGCAAGTGGTTTGCACGCTATTCTGAATGGTTTATGGTTAAGTAAATGCTATTTTAATGCATATACAAATGGAAACGGTAAAGCTGGGGACCCTTTATATGAAAGTTTACCAAAACCAATATTTAACAAAGATTTTTATCCAGTAAATATTAATAGTAAATTAGTTTGGGTTATAAGAAGTCTTTCTCCGTTTATAAACAATTTAAATGTTTTAGATTCTAGTATTGCTGGATGGATGTCACTTCTTGATACTAATGCTAATCCTTATATTGCACAAGGTTTAGCAAATGAGACGTTAACTCAAGCAGTTGCAGATCAATGGCAGTCATGGTTTAACAGATTTAATACTGTAAATTTTGTTGATTCTTATAATGGTTATGATGATGCTAGAAGCAATATTGCTGGAAATGGAATAGCAAAGCTTTTTGTTTTAAGTGATCAAGATTTTGATAAATGGCAAGTAAACCGAGCTGGTGCTGAATTAAAAATATTAGTAGATTATTTGGCATATGGTGGTATAGCTGTAGTCGCTCCAGATTGGTTAAGTTTAAATAATTATATTACAAATTCTCCAATAGCAGCATCGGTTAGAGGGGAAGTTGGAGCAAGTGAGTATCCTAATGATCCGAATGCAGCTGCCGATGTTGATAGAACTGATTTATTTACAGGTCCTCTTGACGCTATAGTATCTATTGATAATGGTGGACTAATTGAAACGCGAGTATCTAGAGCTGGTTATGGAATTACAGGTACAAATAGAGTTGCTTACGCGTGTCAGCCCTATAGTTATGTAAACGCTGGGGTAAGCGCCGCTTTGGCATATGGCTTAACTGGTTCTGAATTAATTAATAATTATTCTTCACCAACTGGGCGTAGAAACTTTGTTACAATTTTTATGGAAGGATATGGATCAAATAAATACCCAAACATTCCAATTATTCACTGTGGTTTATCAGGAACAGATTTAACGATTGCACAAGAAAGTTCAGATTTTACATATACCGATATATTCAGATATCCCGGATTAGATGGTCTTACTGGAGAAAGACTAGCTACTGCATCGCAAACATCTGGTCTTACTAGTTATAGACTTACTGAAGCAAATTATTCCGGCTTAAACAGGCTTTTTGCTACATTTGGAAAAAATGTAAGAGTAATTGGTTCCCCCAAAATTCCTGATTTTGGAAATGATTTGGGACCAAATTTATTAATTAGTACTCCAGCAGTTGCAGACGTGGCTGGAATAATGGCCTATAATAAAGGAATAAACGGCCTTGGGAAGTATTGGGCACCAATTGGGACAGCTAATGGTATTGTACTTAATGGATCTCTTACTCCAACAATTAAATTCACTTCTAATGATGCAAGTCTTCTTTCTTCAAGAAGAGTAAATTTCTTTGATTTTGATGAATTTGCTGGTTCACAAGGACGATACTTCCTAGCAACCGAATTAACCGGAGCAACAAGTTTTGTAGTAAATGTTTCCGACAGATTAAGCGTTCTCTGGATGGTTAGAAGCGTAAGAGAAGAAATTGAAGCTTATGGCCAAAGCATAATTAATAATCGTATTAGTAATTCGGATTTATGGACAGAAGTAACTGACCATATTCGAAATGCTATAATTGATCCAAAGTATGGAAATTATTTGCAATCATGGACTGTAACTTGCGATAGCACAAATAATACTGTCAATGGCCCAACACTTACAGTTGATGTAGAGTTAACGCCAAAACGAATTACTTATAATTACACCGAAGGAAGTGGACCATCTGCAGTTACTTCATTCAAACTAAATATAACAATTAGCTAATATGGCTCAATCAATTTCAGATTTCAAATCAGGATTTAATGGCGGAACCCGCGCCAATAGATTTAGAGTAAAAATCAATTGGCCTAGTATTGTTGGCTCGGGAACAAATACTACACCACCAACTTTAAATTTAGATTATCATGTAATTTCTGCTAAACTTCCAAGTGCAGAATTAGGTACTATTAAAGTTCCTTATCGTGGTCGTATAGCTTATTATGCAGGAGATCGTGAATATAAACCATGGACTGTAACTATTCTGGATGATACTGGAGCCGGAACAGATTCGTGGAAACATTTTCATAGATGGGCAGATGCTTTAGGTTCTCATGATGATAATACAGTAAATGATCCTACCTTTTCCTACAGTCCGTTAGGAACTTCGGAATATTTGAAAGATCTTGTTTTTACTCAATTACACGCCCCAATACAACCCGGTGTGGGATTTTCAGATCTTAAAAAAATAACTCTACATCATGCTTGGCCATCTGAAATTGGTGAAATTTCATTGGATATGGGTGAAGGTGGTGGTCTTGTTTCTTTTTCTGTAACTTTTATGTATGATTATTATTCAATAACAAATGATGGTGATCCACAAACATCACCAAGCACTAGTGGTAAACCTCAATATCCTAATGTAAAACTAGACGCATTTACTCAAAAGAGATAATTCAATGGATATAACAGCATTCAAAGAAACATTTAATGGCGGAACCAGAGGAAACAGATTTCGTGTAACTGGTGCTATTGGAGATGATCCTTCAGACACTCATAGTTTTCACATACGTTCAACATTTATTCCTGCTGTGCCTCAAATGGTTTTAGAAATGAATGCTTTTGGTCGTAAATTACATATTCCCGGCGATAGAGAATACGGGCCTTGGCAAGTTACAATTTATGATGATATTGAATATAGTTCTGCTGGAAATAGTAATACAAATAATCCTCCTAAAAATTTATGGAGTCTTTTTTCTGAGTGGCAAAATAGCATAAATTCTCATGCTGTGAATAATACAATGATACCAGCACCATACCTTAATTATAAAAAAGATTGGATTGTGGAGCATTTAGATTTAAATGGGTCATTAAATCCATTGAAAAAATTTGTACTAAAAGGCTGTTGGCCAAGCAGAGTTGGTGATATTGATTTTAACATGACCAGAAGAAATTTTATAACAACCTTTTCTGTTGTCATGATCTATGATGAAATAAGAATTAAAGATGTTCACACTGGTGTTTAAAGTATTATAATTTGTCTAAATATTGTGAAAGATTAATATGGCTATAGAATTTTTTGGATTTGAATTTGGCGAAGAAAAACCAAAAGAAAACACAGGTTATCTTTCGGTATCTAATGGTGGTCCTAAAAAACTAATTGCGTCAGAACAATTTGATGGAACCGTAGCGGTTGAAGCTGGCGGTGTATTTGGAACATACATTGATTATTCCACCACCATCAAAGATGAAAATGCAAATATCATTCAATACCGAAATATGTCTTTGTATCCAGAAGTGGATGCAGCGATAGATGAGATAGTCAATGCTTCTATAGTGTGGGGAACAGATCGAAAGCCCATTAAAATTGATCTTTCAGAAGTTCCGCTGTCTGATTCTGTTAAGAAAAAGGTCATAAGCAGCTACGAACGTATTTTAAAATTATTGGATTTTAGCTCAAAGGCATATGAAATTTATCGTAGATGGTATGTCGATGGAAAGTTGTTTTACTACATTGCGATTGATGAAAAAAATCCAAAAGATGGAATTCAAGAATTAATTCCTCTTGACCCATTAAAGACTAAAAAAATAAAAAACATTGAAAAGCAACCAGCTAGCCTTGAAACTGGCATGGTTTCTCTGATTAAAAATATAGAAGAATTTTACCTGTATTCAAATAGTGATAGAGATTCATACTTGATGACTCCTCAACAGGGAATAAAAATTTCTAAAGATGCTATTTCTTACGTACATTCGGGCATCATTGATCTTAATACAAAAAGAGTCATTGGATATTTGCATAAGGCAATTCGTCCAGTAAACATGTTAAGACAGCTTGAAGATGCTCTAATGGTTTATCGTGTTGCCAGAGCACCTGAAAGAAGAGCATTTTACGTTGACGTTGGGCAGCTCCCAAAGCAAAAGGCTGAACAGTATCTGAGAGACATGATGTCTCGCTTTAGAAATAAAATTGTATACAATCAATCAACTGGAGAAATTAAAGATGATAAAAATCATTTATCGATTCTTGAAGATTATTGGATTCCCCGTAGAGAAGGCTCCCGTGGCACAGAAATCAGCGTGCTGCCGGGGGGCCAAGCAATGTCGCAAATCGAAGACGTCCAGTACTTCCAAAAGAAATTGTACTCGGCGCTAAACGTACCTATTAGTCGTTTAGATTCAAATAGCGGCTTCAACATGGGTCGCACCACTGAAATTAGCAGAGAAGAACTAAAATTTTATAAATTTATAGAAAGACTTCGCCACCAATTCAGTCAAATTTTCTTGCATCTTTTGAGAGTTGAATTGCTACTGACCGGAACAATGACTGAGGATGATTGGAACTCAATTAAGTATTATTTCCAATTTAAGTTCAACACCGACAATTATTTCTGGGATCTAAAAGAAGCAGAAATTTTAGCAGAAAGATTGAAGATGGCAGGTTTGGCAGAAAGTTATGTTGGAAAGTATTTCTCTGCCAAGTATATTCAACAAAGAATTATGAACTTCTCAGACGAAGAATTAAATAAAATTCAATCTGAAATAAAGGACGAACAGATGAAAGCTCAGGCTGAACAAGCATTGCTTGCCCAGCAACAAGGCTCTATGGGCATGGCACTGCCCCCAGAAGAGGGAGCTCCACCACAATGATGAGTCCACAGAGAGTTCATAAATTAGTTGAAAATTTGATGGAAGGCGAAGAAGATTTATTTTTTGCTGGACTAAAACAAGAATTGAGCACCAGAAAAGAAGATCTATGCAAAAGCATATCTGTTAAAATTTTTGAAAATTTGACAACATCTTTATTGAATAAAAGTGTAAATGAAAACGAAGATATTAAAAAATTAATAAATCTTTTAACTGAAATTCATAAAAATAAAAAGGCAAAAATTTACTTTAAAAATGGTTCAATTATAAATATTTCAGAATCAGAAATAGCCCCGCTTAAGCTTTTATTTGATCAGTTAAATGAGAAAAATCAAAAGCACTTAGCGAAAAATATTTTTGAAACACCGAATTTTTTGAGAGAGACAATTAAGTTTGCAAAAAATACTAAAGGATTACTTACATGACCGAAAAAACTAAATTAATCGAATCAATCGTAAACGAAAATGCTGTTGATTTTCGTCAGATTGTAAACAAGGTTCTTCTTGAAAAACTTTCTGTTCGTTTGGACAGCGAGTATAAGAATGCAGCTTCTGGGCTTTTCCGTCTTTCAGAGGCTGAAGAAGCTGGAGAAGAAGTAACTGCTGCAGAAGATACCGAAGAAACTGAAGAACAGCCCGAGGTTTCCGAAGAGACTCCAAAGGCTAAACAAACAGGCGGCGACAAAGTAAAACACAGCTACGGAGCCTACTGAACATGAAACTTATCACCGAACTCGTAGAAGAAGTAAAGTACATCAAAGAAGACAACGGAAACGGTGGTAAGGATTATTACATTGAAGGTGTTTTTCTTCAAAGCGAAGTAAAAAATCGTAATGGTCGTGTATATCCCACACCAACATTAATCAAAGAATGCAAACGTTACATCAAGGAATATGTTGAAAAAGGAAGAGCTTTGGGTGAGTTAAACCACCCATCTGGCCCAACAGTAAACCTTGATCGTGTATCTCACATGGTAAAAAGCTTGAATGAGTCTGGCAAAGATGTGATCGGTCGTGCCAAGATTCTCAGCACACCAATGGGAGAGATTGTTAAAAACTTGATCAATGAAGGTGCAAATCTTGGTGTTTCCAGCAGAGGTATGGGATCACTGAGAGCAAAGAATGGTTATCAAGAAGTCCAAGAGGACTTTATGCTTGCTGCAATTGACATTGTAGCGGACCCTTCAGCTCCAAATGCTTTCGTAAATGGAATCATGGAAGGAAAAGAATGGGTTTGGGACAACGGAATTTTGAAAGCAAGAGAAATTGAAAATTATCATAATATCATCAAGAAAAGTTCTCCACGAAAACTTGAAGAAAACATGATAAAGGTATTCAAGCACTTTTTGAATAATATATGAACAAATCTTCTTTAAAAATGCTTTCTTACATTGCTGAAGCTGGTGGCTTCGGTCAGGGTTCTGAGCCCTTTGGACCACCTTCTCCAGTTGTTAGTGCAATGCAGGATAAAGCTGCTGAAAGGCAAAAAAAGAGAAAAGAAGAATCTGGCGAAGTTGATGAAGGCCCAATGAAGGCCGGAGAAGGCCCAGCAAAATCCACTCTGATTGATCCTTCGGTAATGGGCAAAGAAGGATATGGTAAACTTCCTGTAGGAATTGCTGCACTAACTACCGGACCATACAAAGCTATGGTTGGTGCTGGTGGTGTAGCCGGAGCATTGATCGGTAGAGGACTAGCTGATGTAATTAGTGCTCCCGAGAAAGCAAAAGAAGAAGTTCGCCGTCAACAAACTGCCGTTAGAAGCATGACTAATGTTGACAATTATTACAAAAATTTGGGTGTGAAGACACCGTCTATGCACCCCAAAGATGACCTTTTAACCACTATAAAAAATATACTGGTAAGAGTCTGATAATGGTGGGTAATTAACAGTTGGATATATTAAAAATAAAAAAAAATTTAACCTAAATAATAAAGCATAAAGGATGCACAAATGAGCGACAAACTGAAACAAGAATACCTAATGAATATCATAAAGGAAAATGTTGGCAATCCAGTTCATGATGTAACTGGCAAGGGAGCAATGGCAGCTAATGGGGCCACAAATATGATCCCTCAGCCTGTTGCTCAACCCGGAACTGCCCAAATGAACCAAGCCACTCTCGCAGCCAAAGGAACAATGCCAATGACTGCTGCTCCCGTTCAACAGGCTGAAGAAGAGCCTGAAGAAGAGTACGAAGAAGATGAGGAAAAAGAAATGAAAGAAGCCGTAGAATTCGAACAAAGCCTTCGTTCTTTGGTTGGTGATGTCCAACTCTCAGAAGAATTCTTTGTACAAGTTAAAACACTCTTTGAAGCAGCTGTCGATCAAAAGCTAAAGGCTGTAGCAGAAGAAATCGCACCAACACTTCAGGAAGAGTTTGAATCCAAGCTCGGTGAAGTTACCATGACCCTCACAGAAAAAATTGATGATTACCTAGATTATGTTGTTGAGGAATGGATGCAAGACAACAAGCTTGCAGTTGAAACCGGAATCAAATCCACCTTGGCAGAAAATTTCATCACGGGCCTTAAGAAGCTCTTTGAAATGCATTACATTGATGTTCCCGCTGAGAAGTACAACGTTCTTGATGGCCTATACGAACAAGCTGGAAGCCTTCAGAATGATCTAAACGATGTACTTCATGAAAATATCGAACTCAAGAAGCAACTTCTTATTACTGAGTGTGCTGGAATCTTTGTTGCCGAAACAAAGGATCTTGCAGATACTCAAGTTGAAAAATTAGCTTCACTAATTGAGAACATTGAGTTCTCAACTTCTGACGAGTACAAGACCAAACTATTGACACTCAAGGAACACTACCTTGGGTCGAAAGTCGCAGTTCCTGAGCAGCCAGATCCGGAATTGACATTCAGCAAGCCTGCAAGCGTACCAACCACTCTAGTAGAGAGCTACGCAAACAGCTTGACCCGGCTGGCAAAGAAACTTTAAAATTTACTAAATAATTTAACAACACACAGGAGATATACTCAAAATGAGCTTTAGAGACGAAACCCCATACGACATTCTTTCCGAAAAATGGAATCCCGTGCTAAATCACGAGGCTCTTCCCTCAATCGGTGATGAATGGAAGAAAAAAGTTACCGCTGTCCTTCTTGAGAATCAAGAACAGGCCATGCGCGAACAGTACCTCACAGAAGCTGTACCCGCTGGTATGGCTTTCAACAACGATACATCAGGCGTTGGTTCTGCACAACTAGCAACCGCACAGGGCGGCGTAAAGGGTTATGACCCAATTCTAATCAGCCTTGTTCGTCGTGCTATGCCCAACCTAATGGCATATGACATTTGCGGCGTTCAGCCAATGACCGCTCCAACTGGTCTAATCTTTGCCATGCGCGCCAAGTATTCAGATGCTTCACCAACAGGCGTTGCAACTGAAGCTATGTTCCAAGAGCCAGATCCTCGCTTCTCAGGTTCCAGCGGAACCTCTGGTGGATTTGCTGCTGCTGGTGGAACTTCACCTTCAACCATTGGTGTAAACCCCGGAGCTACTGCTTCTGGTTTTGCAAGCGGTAAAAACGCAACCACTCTCGGTTCTATGCGTGCAATGCTCACCCAAAAGGGCGAAGGTTTGGACTACAATGCTGCTGCAACATCAACTGATTTCATGCAGAAGATGTCATTCACCATTGACCGCGTAGCCGTCGCAGCACAAACCCGTGCTTTGGCAGCAGGTTACACTGTTGAGCTCGCTCAAGACCTCAAGGCTGTTCACGGTCTAGATGCCGAAGCTGAACTCGCCAATCTTCTCAGCACCGAAATTCTCGCTGAGATTAACCGCGAAGTCGTTCGCACCGTTTACTACGTTGCTCGCGATGGTTCACAACAGTCTGACATCACCAGCGCTGGTAGCTACAACCTAGATCTTGACTCAGACGGTCGTTGGTCTGCTGAAAGATTCCGTGGTCTAGTCTTCCAGATTGAGCGTGAATGCAATGCTATCGCCAAGGAAACTCGTCGTGGTAAGGGTAACTTCGTCATCGTTTCAAGCGATGTCGCCAGCGCCCTCGCTATGTCAGGCTTCCTCAACCTCTCACCCGCACTAAATACACAACTTCAAGTTGATGATACTGGTAGCACCTTTGCTGGTCTCTTGAACGGCAAACTCCGTGTCTACATCGACCCATATGCACAGTTGGGCGTCAACTTCATGTGTGTAGGTTATAAGGGAGAATCACCATATGACGCAGGTATTTTCTACTGCCCATACGTTCCTCTCCAGATGATGAGAGCTATTGATCCCGGCACCTTCCAGCCCCGTATCGCGTTCAAGACTCGTTACGGTATGGTTGCTAACCCCTACGTCCTAAACAATACTGGCATTCCTTACGGATCAGATATTATTGGACAACTAGGTGCTAACCAGTACTACCGTTTGACCAGAGTTCTCGGTCTACACGGCAATACTTACGGTAACTAATCAGTAGTTGACAGGTAACAAAAACCCTCGGGCGAAAGCCCGAGGGTTTTTCATTTGAAAATAAAAAAAATTAAAAAGAATAATAAGAGTATGCAAATGATACTCTGCACTTGATCGGTGTAGGATCATTTATGTCAGCTTTAAATCCAAGAGCTCCAAGTTCAACAGGAACAACATAATGAAAAGTTATTACTCGGTCTGATATTGGGCACAATTGAGGAGTCAATGGAGTTAATCTAGCAGTTGTGGACCAAGATTGATAATATGTTCCACTAGTGTCATTTTCCATATTTCCAATCTCTCTCATCCAATCATAAATGCTTTTCCAGTTATTAAGATTTGCATCTACCAAAAATTCAATAATTAAAGGATCAAAGCTAAATGTGTTCGTGGCCACAGGAATTTGTATTCCAAGAATTGTTGGCTGTGGCTGAACACTAAGTTTCACGCCCGGAAGTCCAGTTGCTTGACAGAATAGCTCAAGATTATCGTTTCCACGATCAATAGTGAACTTGAAGGCGTTTGTTTGTATTGTATTAATGCTGCTCATTTGATATAGTCTTCTGGATTATCAGACCAACTTTGTGGGTCCGATGCCTCCATGTCTGGGTTATATGGTAACTTTAATTCTTCTTTTTTATACTTTTTCTTTCGTTTCTTTGATTTTTCGACTTCTTTTTCCCACTTTGCATCTAATTCTTCATCGATCTCATCAGTTTCTTCAACATCTTCCAAATCACTTAAATGTTCTTCGTATATTTCTTGAAGAAAATCTACAAATTCAGGATCCGAGAATAAATTCCAAGCTGCATCTTCAGCGGATTCAGCGTCATCAATCGTTCCTGTAATCATTTTATCATTTATGCCTTTCATAAAATTAATAAAAGAATCATACATTTTGTTTATTTCTTCTGAAGGATTAGCAATATAAAGAACATACTGTTTCAGTATGGACATAGTTTTTACATCAATATTTCCCAAATATGAAGTTAATCTTATGCATTCTATTACTGCGCCCTCTGATGTTGCTGTTGTATAAGTTACTATTTTAGCAGGATTATGCAGTACTATTTCATTTTCAAATTCTTCAATAAATGAAATAATTTCTTCTCCCGTACTAAGTTTTACTACTCGGATAGGCAATGAAGCTTCAGAATTATTTTCTTCCATGCTTCCTCCTTATTAATATTTATCCTGTAGCGTTTTTATATTTTGATTTTAAAAGCCTTGTAATCAAATTTTTCTTTTTGATAAATCTTCATTCTATGTTCAAAATGCTTTAGCACATGATTCTTATAACTTTTCCAAGAAAGATCGTCAACTATATCATATACTTTCAAGTTTTTCTTGCGAGCCGATGTTCTCAATCCACGACCAATGCTTTGTAGCAACCGTATGATGGATTTAGTAGGAGACGCAAATATAATGTTATCAAGATGCACAATGTTGATCCCGGTACTTGTCGTACCATAAGAGGCAACAAGAATTGCGTTCTTTTCCTTGTCAATGATTTTTCGAATAGTTTCTCTATTTTCGGCATCAGTTTTGCCCGAAATGAAATAAACCTTCTTATCTGGATGTTTTTGTTGTATGAGGTCATAAAGTGGCTTTCCGTGCTTTTCAACATAATTGAAAAGTACTAGTGTATTTCCCTCCATCTCACCACACAATTTGGCAATAAATTCGTTTCTTTTTGAATTTTCTACCAAATAACCCATTTCTTCTTGATATTTTAATTTTTTGACTCTATTTCTTGAATTATCGTCATAATCTAGCATTATACAGTCAATAGCAAGCCTTGCCAGCACTCCTTGACCTATCAACCCCTTTGTCGTTATAAACTGAATGGAGGGCCCTAGCGTGCCCTCTATTGAGAGCTTATGGGCCAAGGTCTGATCAAGGGTGCCCGTAGTGCCAAGCCTAAACCAAGCCTCTGTCAATTTTTTGCCAATATTTACCAAAGAGTCTGCTTTGACCAAATGGCATTCATCAAAAATCACAGCATCAAACTGCTGGAACCATTCTTTTGGAAGTTTGTACACAGATTGCCATGTAGAAATTATTAATGGCTTATTTGTAATTTTTTCCTTTCCAGCAGTAATTTTATGCAACATTTTGGTATTTGACCAACTTTTATCATTTTTTGAATAATCAAAAAAGTCTGCTTCCATTTGCTGAACTAACCCAACAGTTGGAACCAATAAGAGTATTTTTTTAGGTGCTTGAATAAAATAACGAAGTAGGTATCTTATTATCAAATATATGATAAGAGACTTTCCACTTCCTGTGGGGGATACGATTACAGTTCTATTTTGAGACAGAGCGTGCAAGACTGCTTTTTTCTGGTGTTCGTGTGGTGTAACTGGAGTCTTTTTTACTGTAACATTTAATGTCTTTACGAACGCATTAAATTCATAATCACTTAATAAAATTGTTTTATTATCTTTTTCATCAAATACAAGATAATAATTTCTTTCTTCACAGAACTTTTGAAGATATGTTTTAAGACCTCTTGGTAGAGTTGAACTGTTGATCTCGTATAATTTTATTTTTCCATCCCAGATACGAGATTTATACAGAGGCATATACTCTGCGCCGGGAACCTTAAACGAAAAATATGATCTCAATTCTCGCTTTACGGATTCTTCGCAATCAATTTTATACTTTGTTTGATCCTCTGCGGAAGCAATTATAGTATACACCAATTATTTATGGTGTCAGGAAATACCGTTTACGAGCTTGTTCCATTCGATGGCAGACTTTATTGCAAAATTTCTATTTGTCAACACTTTTAAAAATTCTTCCACGAGCTTTAATTTAGTTTCAGCCATATTGAGATCGTCTTTAATTTTTAGAAGTGTTGGATCGCCCTCTAGAAATATTTCTACTTTATTTTTTAGAATATCAAGTTCAAATGGTTCTTCGTTCCATTTTTCCAGTTCTTCTTTACTGGCTTTTCCTGTGTAAATTTTGTACTTTCTCAAATACATAATGGCATATGCATTTTTTAATTTCTGCAGTTCGATCTTAAGATCTGCATGTATTGAGAGATACTTACCATGTAATGGAGGTATCTTTAGAGCTTCTTTAGCTAATTCTGTAGAGTCTACATTAGAATCTTTATTAATTTGTTCTTTAAGGTATTCTAAAGTCATTATAAGTATACTATAGAGTATCTTAAGATAAATGTCAATAGATACTTGACATTATTTTA